CTGAATAGTGAACGTGCTTGGTGGGTTTTCAATTCCGTTTTGAATGACGAAATTTCCCATTGCACCTGTTGCAGTTGTTCCGCCATATTCTCCTAAAATACCAGCTTGATAACCGTTAGCGCTTCCTAATGTTGTAAAACTCCATCTCCCATAATTACTACCAAATGCTTGAAGGTTAGTACTTTGAATAACAAATTCAGCAATAGTTCCGGTAGTTATCGTCCCCGGTCCCGGATTTATATGATATGAAGTTGTCGCGCTATTGCCACTTCCAGTTTGCTGCCAGATATTGTTATTATTTGGAGCACTAAGTGTAGCTGTTCCAATCGTTAGAGAATTAAGATTACCTAGTAATGATATTATATTTCCTGTACAAGTTAATCCAGTTCCACAAGCAATATCGCCTGTCATTCCTCCTAATGAAGTAACACCACTAGCGGAAGATGAATTAGTATCAGGAGTAACTTTAATAATATAATTTGTAGATTTAATAGGAGAAAGAATACCAAATGCTGTTCCACTAGTATTATTTGAAGTAACAGTAGTTGTACCAGTAACAGTTAGTGATGTTATATCTGTGATAGTTCCACTATTAGTTGGATTATTTGATGGAATGCGAATTGTACCGCCGCCACCAATATTTGCATCAAATTCTTGCATGGTAACAGTACTCTGAGCCATATGACCAGAAGCAGGAACAGCAGTACCAGTAATCGAACCATTTGAAGTTATCCCAGTAGGCAAATTAGTTAATCCTAATGTTTGACTTCCATTAGTAGAACCTCCTCTAGCGCCAGAGCTTTCAGCTAAAGTAGAACCGAAATAAGTATTACTAATATTAGTAGAAGCAACTCCTCCCATAATATTATTGCCAACAGGGATTAAACCTCTAAAATCTGGTAAATTAAAAGTTGTAGAGCCATTACCTCTACCCCAAGGGAAAAATATAGCATTAACATTTGTGGTAAGATTAGCATTTGCGGCTAATGTAACTGAAGATGAAGTTTTAGAAGCAACAGTAGATGTACCACCGCTAACACAAGAAACTTCAACGCTCATTCCAACCCAAAAATTAGTAGTATCCCCAACACCTGTTAAAATAGGACTACCAGAATTACAAAAAACAGGTTGTGTAGAAGTAATAGCTGCAAATAAAACTGAATAAGTAGTTCTTGAAACTTCCTGACCATAAGTAAACATATACTGATTAGGAGCAGTCATACCAGCCCAAGGCTTAATTGTACCAACTAGATCACCATCACCTGTTGCTGTACCTCCTCCACCAGAACCACTACCAGCAGCAGAAGTAGTAACATCCCAAATTAAATTATTATTTTTATCATAAACTTGTTGACGATAATTACCAGTACCCCAAAGTAAAGCTCTACCAGCGGCATCTAAAGTAACTGGATTAGTATTAGGAGTTGTTCCATTAATATCCTGATAAGTTGTTTTAGCGATAGTGGTAGAAGGATTATAAAAATAAACTTTTCCACTTGAAAGAGGCTTGCCATTCTGATCTAAAAAAGTTGCCTTTCCATTCGGAATTATGCTTTGCTGAGCATAAGCAAAATGAACATTAGCAATCATAGCCAATGATAAAAAGAAAGTTTTAAAAATGGAGTTCATCTGCTTAATTCCATTAATCTATATAATTTTAAATTTTCGTCGTTTAATATGGATGCCCACAATACTTGTGATCTTGGCTTACTTGTGGTGGAAAATCGAGCCTGCTTTTTGGTACTTATGGTTTAAATGCCAGAGACAATTTTTTAGCAATCGGAAGTTTAAAAGCATTTTTATTAGCAACCGCTTCAAGCGACTTTATTAATTCATCGCGGCTTGGTCCTTCAACTGGTAAGGCGAGCTTTGCATAATTTGCATTATGCTCCTTAGCAAGTTTTGTTGCTATTTCATGCTTAATATAGTTACCAGTTTTTAAAGCTCCAAATGCTGCTGTACCTACACCAGCATAACCGCCACCTAAAATATTAGGAACTTCTAATGCAGCAGCAGATAAAGCATTATGACCAACTTCTTTCATTGTGGGTAAAGCAATTCTGCTATCGGCAGTCATACGCATAGCAGTTTGACTGCCTTTAACAAGATCAGAATTGGTTTCAGCTATGAGCCTTTCATGCTCTAGCTTTTTAAACATTTCGTCAGCTTTTTCTTTTCCGAACAAAGCTTCCATTCGTCTATGATTAAATTCTGATTGTCCTATATCTGTACCGCGCCTAGCTGCATTTTTAAATCCATTGACTTGAGTATCATAAGCTACTCTTGCACCTTCTCTAGCAGCTTCTTTTTCACCATCAGTTGCTTGCTTAACCCAATTTTCAAAATAAGAAGGATGATCTTCTAAATTGCGACTATTTTTAATAATAGCATCGTGTCCATGTTCAAAAGCAGTAGCTACATCATTTTCATCTTTATATTTGCTCAATCCAGCGCGATAAGAGCTAATAGCTTTACCTTCTTTATCAACAGTTTGTGGACCAGCTTTGCCAATAGCATCTATCATTTTATTTCTTAATTGAAATAAAGCATATCCCATTGCTTTACTTTCAGCATCAGGAGTACGCATTAATTGTTCAGCTTGACGCCTAATATTTGATTGAATTTTATTTAAAACATCAGGACTAGTTAGAATAGTTTTATCGTTAGTTAATTGACCGCGCCAGCCTTCTAATAATTTTTGAACCTTATTATAAGGCAACATACTTTCAGGATTTGATATAACATGAGTAACACCCGGTTTCAGAGTATTATCAATATGTTCAATCACTGGTGTTAAATCAACAGGTTTAGTAGCTTTTAAAACAGGATTTATTTCTTTAGCGCCAACAGCTTTGATATTATCACTTAATTCTTTTAGCTTCGCAACTGGATCAACAATCTTTCCCATTGAAGTGTCAAAGGCACTTTCAACAGCTTGTTTTGCGCTTTGTAATCTGCCTTGAACAGTTTCAGCTAAATAATTTTTAGTTTTATCACCTTCAGTAACAAAAAGCTTTTGTACAGTTTGCCTAGTAGCTGGCGATAAATCAGCCGGAGTTAAACGCGAATTAGCTCGCATTTCCTTAGCAACATTGCCCACATTCTCAGGACCAATGCTTTCAACCAATGTATTAAATGCTTTGTTCTTAGGTATTGCTCCTACAATGGCTTTAGAACCGGGTGCGATAGGTAAAGCTGATCCAATAACAAAACCTAGCCGCGAGCCTATATCTGGATTTCCACTTATTTCAGTACCTAGTTTTTCAGGACCACCTTCTATGGCACCAGTAATAGGAGATAACACACCTGATAAAGCACCACCAATAACTTTAGCAGCGCCTTTATATGGATGGCCGGATTGGATATCTTCAACACCTTGACCAGCTAATTGCTTTGCCACAATACCAGCATTAGCCATGCTTTCTTGAACAGAAGTAGGAGGAATAATTTCTCTTGGATTTTCACCACCTTTAACAGATGGTTGTCTATTCAATTCATCGCTTTGTTCTTTAGTAAAACCAGAACGAGGAGGAGCTACAGGAGAAACATAGAGCCTGCCTTTTTTAATAACAACAGGCTCAATACCATGATCTTCAGCCATAGACTTAGCAATAGCATCTAATTCGCTATTCTTTTTAGCTGTGCCGATACCATGATCGGTCGCCATTTCAGATGCTATGCTATCGAAATCCATTTAGATCAGTTCCATTATTCTTCAACACCAGTTGTACCAAATCCCTGCTTCTTAGCAATATCATAAGAACGTAAGAATTTCTTTGCTTCAGGATCATTTGGATTTTTCTTATATTTATCATACATTGTTTTAACTAAACTTTTTGCTTCATCCTTTGGTAAATCACCTAATCCAAAAGCTCTTTCATCTATTGATTGTGGGAATGTTGCTCTATGCTTTCCATAGTTCTGATAATCATTACCTTCAAATGCATTTGGTCTAGCAATTTGTACTCTATCTAATGCAATAGCATCACGAGTTAGTTTAATTAAAGCAGGGCTAATTTGATGACTAACACTAGGACTGCCAGCTTCAGCTAATGCTTGACCAGCATCGGACCTGCTGACATTTGGATTGTTACCTACATATTGAGAGAGTTTTTTATTAACCTCTTGATAAATCGCTGTAGGATCATTTTTAGTATCGGTATCAATGATACCATTAGCTTTTAATGCAGCAACGGCCTTATTAAAGGCTTCTGTAGTAGGACCAGACCTAAGACCGGGCAAGAGCTTTAATGCTTGCTCCGCAGGCTTTAATGCAGTCGCGCGAGCAAGAGCTTGTGCCTGATCCTCTGTATAAGCCTGAGTACCCTTCTCAAATAAAGGAGGCGGGGCAGGAGCAAAGCTAGATCGTTGCGCAAATGTAGCAGGAGCAGCTTCAGGACGCGCTATAGGTAATGGTGTAGGAGCACTACCGGGCACAGTTGGCGTTCCCGGTCTAGGAGGAGGGGCAGTAACAGCATTGGGATTAGGTGGCGCAAATGCCGGTTTACCATTGTCATCAAAACCGGGTGTTCCTGTTGGTAATTGATTTTGAATTGGTAATCCAGTTGATTGAATACCAAACTTAGGACTAGTTACAACTGGCTGTTGAGAACTACCAGTATTAACAGTACCGGGTGTACCATAATGAAAATTAATTGCCTCTTGAACAGTTTGAGCATGTGCTAATTGAGTTTCTAAATGTTGTTTTATAGCAGCAGCAGCTTCTTGAGGTTTTAATCCCTGTGTAGGAGGCAATTGACTAATAGCAGTTGCAGCCATTTCAGGAGGCATGTAACCAAGCTTAACTTGATTTTGAAAATATTGCCTAACTTTATTTTCATCTACATTAGGATCAGTAGCTAATGCAGTTAAACCCTTTGCAACTTCACCAAATCGTTGATTGACCAAATCAAGCTTCTGTTTATCAATAGTTAACGCACCACTTTGTAAATTTTGTTGACCCTGTTGAATACCAATAACTTTACTTACGGTATCCAACGGATTAGGAGGAGCTACCGGCTTAGTGTAACTAGAAGTATCCACTGAAAGATTATCTGCCATTAGATTTCAAGCCTTTTTGAAGTATCTAAATTCAATGGCAAATTACCATATCTAATTCTAATAATTTCACTAAGTTTTTCTTTAGTTTCTATACTAGATTTTAATCCTAATCTATATTGTTTTCCTTTTGAATGTTCTCCAATTTTCATTTTTGCTTCTTTAGTGTGTCTATAATCTCGCCTAGCTTGTTTTTGTTCTTCAGTTAATTTTGTACCGATTTTTGCTAAACCTATATTTACACAAGCTTCTTTAGAGCGTTTTTGACCCAAATGAGCCTTACTAATTTTTGCAACATGCTCAGGAGAAGATTTAACACCAAGCCTGCCTTTAGCAACATCTTTACAAATATTATAACCTATTTTTGGATCATAGCAGTTTGTCCAATCTAACCAAGCTTGTTCAATTTTTTGTAAAGATTGAATATCACAATATTCTAGAATTTTAAACTCAAAAGCTTCAGAACCATATTTATTCCAAGCGTATTGTAAATGCCGACTTTCATGAATATTTTTATTTAATTGCCATTTATGTAAACTCCATCTTTTTCTAAATTTAGTAGCACTCCCAATATAAATTAATCCGTTTATCAAATTTTTGATTTGATAAATTCCAGATTGATTTAAATCTATCGCAGTAAGACCATCGGCCATTTTATCTTCTTAAGGAGCTAGAGGTAATCCATTAACAGATGTAGGACCAGAAGCACCGGGAATACTAGAACCGGGAAATAAAGGTGAAGTACTATTACCCTTACCATATAATCCGCTAATTAATAATCCAGTGCCAACACTATTTCCAGCATTACTCACTGCTGTACCAGCAGCATTAATACCAGCAGCAGCCGCATTACCGCTTGCAATTTGAGTATTTGCTATACCAGTACCAGTAGATGTAGCGGCTGTACCAGTTTGAGCAGCAGCATTTTCACCAGTATCAATTAAACCTTTTAGACGATTGTAGGCATTCGTTTGATTAGTAACACCCATATTAAATAAATTATTATAAAAAGTATCTGCTGATCCAGTTGCAAATGTAGATGCTCCTTTAAGAGCAGCACCAGAAGTAGCTAAACCTCTAGCAGCAGCAGAATTAGTAACCCCTCTTTGACCCTGAGAATTTATAAATTTATAACCTTGAGCAATAGTTGAATTAGGATCATTTAAAATCGAAGTGTCAACATTAACACCCTTAGTTAAATCAGGCAACATAGCCTGTAATTTACTAGTAGCATCAACACCAGCTTGTCTAAAAGGAGATAAATTAGCATTAGTCTGATTATACATTTGTAATTGAGTATTAGCAGCATTAGCAGAAGCAGTTTCTTGAGCATTAGCGGCTTTATTAGCAATATAGGCTTGAACACCAGCACTAACTAAGCCAGTACCAATAATAGCAGCAGCTACCCAAGCATTACATAAGCAAGGATCAATATATTCAAATTCCCAATTGACCCTATCACTAATAATCATCATAGTATTCCAGTTATATAAAATATATTCATTATCAGCATAACGGCAATTCCAATTGATTTTGATTAGAAAATTCTAACCAATCCATATAGCTATTAGCTATAAAATATTCCCTTATTTTATTAATATTAGTTTCAAAAGTACCATGTACTGTTACCCACACACATTCAGTCAATGCTTCTGCAACTCGCTTAGTACCGGGAGGAGAAACAACGATAAATGGAGCTTCAATCAATTCGATTTCATCGCCAATAGAAACTTTAATTTTACCCTTCATCAATAAATTTAAATTGCTATGTTTATGAATTTCACCAGTTAAAATAGTTCCTGCTGGAATAAGAAGCTCACGAGCATAAACACCATGAGAAAAATGATTGATTACTTTTAAATCTAATTGCGGTTGCTGCTTTAGTAATTCTTCAAATGCTAGGATTTTGTCGATTGTTACTTTAGATTTTTTAGGATTAGATAAGCCAGTATCATATGATCTATTTAGAGTAATTTCTTGTTGCTGCATATAATCAACTCCCTAAAAATTTTACTGTTCCACTTGCCCAAGTAACAGTATCACTAATTGCTATTGGAATTATTGCTTGACCATTGGATAAATTTATTGTTACTAATCCTCTTTTTAAACTAATTCCTGTACCACCAGTAATAATTACAGTTCCATTCTGATTAGCTGTATAAGGAGATTGGGTACTAACATCTATTATCGTTGCTGCCTTTTGAACAAACTGCTGAAAAAACTGTATCCAAGGTGCTAATAATCTACCAGTTTGAGTATCGACAACAGGCGATTGAGTATTAGGAACAGGGCGAGTATTGGTAGTCATGTTTTAGCTGCATTAAAAAATAATATAAAATATATTTTCATGTTCTAGCTTGTCTAGTTTCAATAAATGCACCATTTAAAGCAGTTACAACATCATCAGACCAACTTAATTTAAAAACGCGGTCGCGAGCTTCTCCTAATCTATTCCAAGATGGCACAGTAAGATATTCACCGATATTACCCATACTTTGCATCAATGGATTTCCATAAGTTCTACCTTTATCATCAGACCAACTTAAAGATAATTGTGGAGTAGGAGCACCTTCTTTAGCTGTACCACATTCTATATCAGCATCAAAACTACTGTATACAATTCGATTATTAGTTGCTACCATGTGTGGGAAAGTCTTAACTCTAATAATAGGATTAACAGTTTTATTATCAGTATAATCAGTATTGGTGTTAATATCTAATTTAAGTAAAGTTCCATTTTCCCAATCGCCAACTAAATTAGCTCCGTTAAAAAACATGCAACAATTAGCGCGTGGTCTATTAAAATTACCATTTGCATCATTAAAATTCCATTCAGACCAAAAATGAGTGCCTAATTGTTTACTAGTAGTTAAATCATAAAGCCAGCCTTTATTAGCAGTTGGAAATATTAAAGCATAATAAGAATGATCTTCAATTTGAAAGCAAAATCCAATAGCATCATTTATTACAGTATAAGTTCTAAATATTGAAACTAATCTAGGAGTAGATATTTCACTAATATCATAACCTTGACCCATTAAAACTAAACAATTACCTTGTAAATCTTGCTGTAAGAAAAATGCTAAAACATCTTGAGTAGCTATCGAATATTGAGCCGCGCAACCATGATTAATATAAGCGCCTTGAACTTCTTGAAAATAAAAATCAGCAGCGCCAGTACCAATCCATATTTCAGTAGTAAGTTGTCCGATTAGCCAAAGCTCGCGATGGATAGCAACAATACCCACAATAGGATCACTAAAGCCTGATTTTGCTGCAATATCTAAAGGATCAAATCCAGTAGCAAAACCTGTTACAGTGTAAGTAAAACCTGCCCCTGTACCTCCAATACTTGCAGCGGTAGCACTTAATACGTCACCAGCAATATAGTTCTTTCCACCATTATCTATTTGAACAACAGTAACAACACCGCCAGCAACAGTAATTTCAGCAGTAGCCCCGCTACCGTGGCCACCAGTCAAAGGAATATTACTATATGTTCCGTTTGTATAAGCAGCACCAGCAACTATTGTACCAGTAGAAACAGCAGAATTAGTTAATATTCCGAAATCTACATTAGAACCTGAAATAAAAAATTGATTAGTTCCAAAACGATTATAAATAAAAAATGTATCTAATAGAGCAACCCAAGAAGCAGGATAGAAATTAGGATCAATTATAATTCCTATTTGATTAGTTTGAAGGTCTATAACATAACCATTTTGACCATCAACCATTGTAGCTACAATGCCATTATCAGAAAAAATAACCTGAGAAGGTAAATCTGCAATAGCACCAATAAAAACTAGAACTTGAGCAACAGTCAGAACATAAACATTTTGACCAATTACATAATAGGCTGTTCCTATACTGCTTCTATAAGCCGCTCTAGCTTTCTTAACAAAAGGAGGAATAACTTGTGAATATAAAAGTGTACCCGGTGTTGGATAATAAGTTACTGTTGCAGGTGCTTCAGGATCAATTTTACTTAATTCACCATATAGATTAACGGTTTCTTGCCCAGAACTAATTATGCTTTTACCAGAATAAGCAGAACCAATGATTTCAACGCGAGGCATATTTACCTTGCATCTGCATTAAAGATATAGAAGTTACTACCACGAACATTTCTCAATGACTTTGGCATCGCCATTGTGGGCACCTGTGCATTGGCAACACGTATCGTATTGAGTGAAGCTCTAGCTAAAGCAGCTTTAGAAGGAGGTACTTCATAATTATACATTTCTAATAAACGTCTAGCTAAATTATAATGAATAGCTTCATAATATTCAGGAGGCATATTCATCACAGCATCTAAATCGTCTGTAACATCAGTAACAGTATAAATAAATCCTGATCCAGTACCACCAATATCAGCTTTATTAAAAGTTAAACTATCATTAATATTATATCCATCACCAGCAGCATCTAAAACAACACTAGTTATAGTTCCTAAACCTCCTACTGTAACATCAGCAGTTGCACCATTACCATAGCCGGTTAAATTTTGAAACGGTACATCAGTATAAGTACCGGGAGTATAGAGAGAACCAACATTACTAATAATTCCAGCTTCTAACTCAATGGTAAATCCAATAGGACTTTTTAAAATTAAATGAATTTCATAAGTGGCATCAGGAATAGGCCAGATAAAAACATTACCATTCGGAAATTGATTATCATAAAAGAAATATTGCGGCCAAGATGCTAATTGTTTTAGAGCAAGATTTGCATAATTTTCATAGCTAAAAATAGGAATTAAAGGAAAGCTGACAGCATTTTGCCCTGCACCAGATATATTCTGAATAAAGTAAGCAGCTTGTATCTTATCTGGCCTTTGAGCATTCCAGAATTGTCCCGGCCCTATAGGATTAGATTTGGCTCCATTACCAATAGCTGCTAGATCATATAAAGATGGTACTATCCAACGTCGCCTTGCCCATTGAGCAAACATGCGGTTCATTAGAGTAAAAGTATCATTTATATCTTCTGCTAATGGAGATTGACCGACGCCCAAGACGCCAGCCTCTTTTAATGCCATTATACAAACATCGCGCGCTGTTTCGGGTTGAATACCCACAATTTATTACCAACCTGTTTTCTTATGCTTATCAACAAATACTTTAATTTCTTCAGGAGTACTTTTAGAAGCATATCCTTTAGGTGGATAAGTACTTGGATCATAACCAGCGGCAACATATTGCTCTACTGTAGGACCATCTTGCTTAAGCTCAGAAGCATTCTGATTAAGTTCTGCCTTATTATTATCATTCTTAGTCAATGCTATTTCTTCTTCCTCACTCTGTACTATGACTTTCTCACCATCAGGCTTAGTAACCCATTTAGGATATTTAGTATGCCCAAATTCATTTAAAATGTTAGGGTCTTTACCAAAACCGGGATGTGGATTAGAAACATCATAATTCTGGAATGTTTTCACATACTTAGCATCCTGCGCTGCAACAATATCAGGCTGTGGAATGCTCTTATCTTTCATATCAGCAAAGGCCATTAGCTAGCTCCATAGCTCCATTGTGTTTATTTAAATAGTCAATCATTTTTTGTAAAAGCTCTACATTATCTTCTATTTTACCAAGTGTGGTATTACATCTATTACAAAGAAGCTCTCTTATTTTATTTGAATTATGACAGTGATCCACAGCTAATCTTTTAAGTACATTAATTCTATGATCAATTACAATTTCTGGTTTTCCACATATGGCACACAAGTAATTTTGTGATTTTAATTTTTCTTCATAATGTTCTCTAGTTAATCCATATTTTCTTTTGATATTTCTATCGCTATACAAATTAGGATAAGATTTTTTTCTAGCTTCTAATTTTCTAGCCCACCATTCCGAATTAGTTTCATTTGGTTTTCTTCTTAGATGTTCTACCCATTTAAAATTATTTGGCCCAAATGGTTCACTATCTCTAATTCTCATTAGAAAAAATTCACCTTCTGGCCTTTGTCCTACTCCTTCTACAAAATATTCAAAACACGTCCATTCCCAACAAAGTAAATTATTTTGCTTGCGCTCCCACCAAATCATATAGAGAGGATGACCACGAACACCAGCAAAAGCTTTTTTAGGATTTTCTTCTAACCTCTTTTTATTGTAATGATATTGGCACAAACCAGTTGTAGTTTTTAAAGGACGCTCGCAACCTTCAATAGTGCAAAATCCGATTAATTTCTTTCTAGGCATCTTATGCTCCTCTGAGATTGTTCTTTTAGAACAGCCTCAGAGGAGAAGTCAAGGAAAAAGTATATCAGATTAAACGCGGTCGGCAACCACGCAAAGCCATTCAGGCCTTATGTATTTCTTACCAAATAAAACATCAACTCGCGTTGCTAATTGGTCGCTAAGCGGTAAGTAATCAGTGATGATACGCATAGCAATACCATCATAATTAGCCCTAGCGCCTTCCTCAATGGCCTTACGGGGCAACACAAGATCAGCGGTAGCCATTGTGACTGCCTTTTGAGTATAGGCAATCGACTTGCGATAGACTTCGCCAGCCTTGCTAACCATAGTAACTGCTGCACCATTGATAGGTGAAGCATCAACAGTCTGATACTGCTGATCAGGACCACCAGCGACAAACGTAGCTGAAGGAATTAAGCCCGGATAAACAGGAATGGTAACAGCACCAATCGGGCAATCCGCAGTTACAACAAACTGCCTTAAAGTGCCCTGTGATTGCTTTGTAGTGCGATTAACACCATTGGTTCCAGCAAAGGTAATAATATCGCCTTTGCGAAGCGTACCACCTAATGCTGTAACAGCAATATTACCACCACCTGTACCAGTAGTCTGATTACCACCATTTACAGTAGAGGCATTAGCATAGGTGCCTGAAGTATGGCTGATAACAGTTTGATCGCGGAACCACCGATCATAGCCAAGGCCAGATTTCATAGAACCACTACGGAATTGTTGTGAAATTTCCGTAGCAGGATTAAGCAAGCCCTGTAATGCAGTAGTGGTACGGGCATCAGTGGTAGGAGAGTTAACAACTCGCCTATCCATCATATTTGCGCCCTGATCATCAAGAATAGCATTTGCTTGCAAGAATTGATCAGAGACAGGAGAGATAATATTACCTCCACCATCAACATTGCTTACAAAGTTACAAACGCCACCTTCAGAACCAAGCATAATATCAAGAGCAACCTTGCCAGCAAGGTTGTTAATCATCGGAGCAAGAGTAAGTTCATTGAACCTATCAATGCTCATAGTGCGTTCTGCGGTAGTATAAGGGGTTGCAACATTCTTCTGACTAGAAACAGTTAAAGTAGTAAACTGTTGTGTATTATCCTGCAACTGCATCGCAGGGCCATCAGTAACGATAAAGTCAGAAGGCAGACGAATACGGAGAGTGTCGCCAATTTTAGCACCATCAACCGCAAATTCATCACTATACTGAGTATCCATATTCATAACGAATAGATTACTGTTTTTAAAGAGGCGTACTGCCTCTGCCGTTATCATATTTAGTATAATCCTTTTATATAAATTGGGTTTTTATAATTTACTGAAAGTGATTATTCATAACCGTGCTTGAAAACGGTTTATTAAAAAATCAAGCTATCAGTAGCCAATTTATACCGGACTAAGGCGGCCAACTAAAAAACAAGGCTTATGAAGCGAACCAAGGCGCTTATATCTACAATCAATCTTAAATTTTAAATTTCGTCAAGAGCCTTTATAGAATTTTTGCGTCTATGAGCAGCGTAATTACCAGCACCTATCTTTTTTCTAGTTTCTTTTGGCATAGGTTGAGAACGTCTTTTACCAACATTGTTTTTATTACCTTTCATAGCCAAAGCTCTTTTTGCCTTCGTTTGCTCTGATTGCTTGCTTCCTAATTGAGCTTTTCTCATATTCTCTCTAGCTTCATCAGAGACAGGGCCTCGCTTTTTCCATCCATTCTTAATATTTTCTAAAGCTTGCCCTGTACGTTTCTTACCTTTACGGATTTGCGAAAGTTTATCTCTTGTTTCTTGCGAATGTCTAAAGCCAACACAACTTCCAGCGACAGGAGCTTGATTATATTCTGGTTTTAGTTTATCAATCCACCATTGCTCACGTTTATTAATATTAGAAGCATCAAATAGATTTTCTAAAATTACATAAATAAAAGCATCTTTCTCATATTTATTATAAGCAGCCTGTAAATGTTTATTTTTGTGGGTATTTAAAATAAATGAACATCTGTGATCGCTCAATCTCCTATTTTTTCTAAGAGCTTGCCCAACATAACACTTATCATTTACAATATTAAATATTGCATAAATTACTGGATCAATAGTCATTTAATTTAATGCTCTAAATCGTTCTACATTCCAACCGCAATTCCCACCTTCATCTGGAATAGTGTTAATCCAAATGGTATTATACTTTTTATTTAATTTTTTAGTAACTGTATAAAGATGGCCTTTTTTCAATGCCCATGAACAATCACAACCTTCTTCATCAGGGCCATCATTTATACATTCAACTTTTTGACCAACTTTAAACATTCATAATTTCCTAAAACATTTACTCGTTTGCTGCTGTATTGAATTAGCTTGTCTCGATTGCTCACATTGCTTTTTAGTGTAGGTAATTATTTCTTCCAATTGATTAGGAGCTATCCACACTAAATAAGCCCATGCTAACAATATCATTGGATTGATTTTCAAAAATAATTAATAAATATTCTTACCCAACTTACGCTGATCAGCAACTTGCAAAGCTCTAATTCTCACATATTCGTCCATATTTTTAGTTGGGTCTTTAGGTATAGTATTTCCTCTATTATTACTACCATCATTAATAGGTTCAATCGGATCAGGTAAATTAGATGGCTTTTCTTTTTTAGTCTTAGTTTTAATTTCATCAGACATTTTATCTAAACGTCTAATCATTCGCCTTTCATTTAAACCGCAAAGCTCCTCATACAAATCAGGATCAGCAGCCATTTGAGCTAAAATTTCATGCCCATTTTTGTTATCAAGATCAGCTAAAATATCTACCATATAGGCAGGCATCTTAACACCAGTATCTTCAGCTACTTCATTAATCTTTTTCTCAAAGTCTTTATCAATCTTTTTAGCATCTTTAATTAAAGTGTCTGCTGTTCGCTGAAATTGTGTAGTAGCATCTTCAGCAGATTTAGATTTAAGTTTTTCAGCAGCTAATTCTTCAGCACGTCTATTAATTTCTTCTTCTGTTAGACCTTCTTTTGGTTTTTCTTTTAACTGAGCTTCTAATTCTAAAACTCGCTTCTCAGCAGCAGTCTTTTCAGCAGCAAGTTTATCCCATTTTCGTTGTTGACGTTCTGCTTTACGCTGTTCTTTTTCAGCTTTTTCCGCTGCTAATCGTTCTACTTTTTGTTCATCAGTTTCATTTTCAGGTTCTTTTACCTTATCAGGGTCTTTATCTTCATCTTCATCGTCCTTTTCCTTATCAGGATCAGGATTATTTTCTTCACGTTGAACACTTTCAACCTTAATACCTTTACGTTGAGCTTCAACTAATTCTTCTTGAGTAGCATTGCCATCCTTATCAGGAGAAAAGACAGCGGCGCTATTCATATATCGGGTGAATAATTTATTCATTTTGATGATCCAGTCCTAATCCAAATCGTATCATTCATTTTACATATTTCTAATGGCCATTTATTATCATAAGCTAATTTATCAGCTAAAATATTTAGTTTCATTTCATCACTAATATCACTACCAGTAATATGAATTGAATTAATCCAATGAGTAGGAACAGATTTGACATTTAGTATATCTAAATTTTTAATTACTTCTAAACGATCTGATTTTCTATTATTTTGTATTGCTAATTTTAATAATGTTTTATTAGCAGTCGGTAGAGGTTTCCCCGTCATTGGATCAAACAAATACATATTTTGAAGTGCTTCAAATGGTTTATTGGTCATTAAATCAATTTCCGTTTCTTCATTTCTGCTTCAATTTCATTTTTCATTTGTGTAAAATTTGGATTAGGTGGAGGGAATTGCAGTTTCTTTTTATTACCTGTACCCCATCCATCTTTATTAAATTTTTCATGCTTGGATGCATTATCGCGTAGTTTTTGAGCTTGCCCACAATTATGATGTGCAGCAATCAACACTCTATCATCTAATTCTGATATTTCTTTATCGCCATATTTCATTTAACAAATCTTTTGTAAGTTTTTCATTTGCTCCTTAGCTACTTGCTTCATAGCTTTCATTCGTTCTTTATCTTTTTTGATACCTTCAGCTTCCTGCATAGTTCTAAGATCACTTTCAGCACGCCATTTCTTTTCGCGAGCTTCATCTGATTTAGGACTATCAGCAACATCACTAACAATTTTAACAGGAACCGGCTTAGTTGATTTAACTGGCAATCCTTTAGCCATGATATGAATTCCTTTTATACATCATACTGTCTAATGGTAAATCTTCAATTCTACCACGATTTTTCTTCGGTGTATTAATTACCAAAGGCGATTGCGGAATAACTTTATCAGAAACAAATGTAGCAGCTAATGGATTTTCAAAAACAGGAATACCAGAAGTGGAAAGGTCTTTATCGTTACTTCTTTCCATTAAAGCATCATAGATAGCATCCTTTTGTTCTTTAGGAGTGCTATCTTTGGCTAACATATCCATAAGAATGTCAACCGCTTTAGGTATAAATTTAGTCAGATACTTTTTTGCATATTCTTGAGGAGTTTTATATTTTGATTTTAATCCTTGACCGCGACCAATTTCATAAAATGCGGCGGCAAGCTCTAATGCTGTTTTTTCAATTAGTGTCGACTCTGGCTTAATAAGCTTAGGTTGTAATCTATCCATCACTCAATTCTTTCAAAGCATCTAAGCACAATTTCTTTCCATTTTCATAACGCGGTCTTGCTTCCTTACTATCTGAAATCATATTTGAAATGTAAGTTTCAAATAACTTTTTAATATGATCCTTAGCAGCTTCTTCTAAGACTTCTTTAATGTTCATTTTAATTAATTCCTATACGCAAATCCTCTTACTTTTTCTTCTTTTTCTTTTTCTTGGCTTCTCTTTGCTCACTATATCCGATTGCAACCGCTTGCTTGATCGGTAAATCGGAATGAATTTCTTTTTTGATGTTCTTTTCTCGTGTGGCATTGCTTGTTCCGGATTTAAGGGGCATTTATAATCTCATTCCATCTACTAACCAATTTGGATAGCCTTTATTACCAAGGCTATTTGTAATATCTGTACTTAACTTACCTTTATGTTTATCCCAAGAATGTCCCCAATTATCAACTTTTAATCCTAAAGAATTTGCAATACCTTCATGAGTGCCAGCAGCACCATCCCAAGCATATAAATTTCCGTCTTTATCGGTGAATGTTCTAATACTTTCGCTGTCTTTTGCTAAGTCTCTAATATCTTTTTTACTTGGATTTTTTAAAACTTCAGCATCACTATTCATTTGAACATTATTTTTCTTAGCTAACAGACTTTCCATTTCTTTAGTAGCTATTGCTGGTTTACTACTATCCGCCATCAACGTACTTGTCAACGCACCAAACTTAGCATCATGTGGCGACATTAACCCTTCATCAATTGCATATTTCAAAGCATCTTCTCTATTTAGAAAATGTCCTTTGTGGTTCATGAAACCAAAATTAAAATTGCTTATATCTTCACCCGACATAGCTTGTCTAGTAAATTCCGGTCTAAGATCAGCCGGAATAGCATCCATATGTTCCCCGCCCATCGGAGCTTTATAAATCTTTCCCTCATACTTTAATGCAGGGCGAAGAAAAGGACCAGCCCCTAGCGCAGCAGCCCCGCCTTCCGAAACTCCTGCTAAACCGCCTGTACCAGCTAAAGCGGATACATCTAAAGCAGGCTTAATTAAATCACCGCTAGTAGAAGGTACTTTACTATTTAAAACATCATGTGGTGCTGATAGAGCATCACGTACTAACTTCTCAGGCCATAACTGATAACGCTCTTGCCCATTAGTACCAAGCAATCTATCAAGTATTCTTTGCCCCATTGGAGTGTCATCAACTGGTGTTTCTGTCATAGGCTGTTGCACAGGCAAACCACCATCACCAACGGGCATATTTGGTGATACATACAATCTACCTTCAGGAGTTTCAAGCGGGAGTGGCATCGCCAGCACTACCATTAGCCGCAGCTAATTTTTCACTAGTTTGCGCATTATGTTCAATATCTCTAATACCCATTGCTAATTTAACAGGATCAAGCTCGCCAGCAATTAACATTCCTCTTAATAATTGCTGCAAAACAGGTTGTATTTGTTCTGGTGTAATAGCAGGACCAGAATTACCCAACACCTGTATTCTTTGATTTTCAGCTTTATAATCTTCTCTATTTTCTCTTGCTTCTGCTTCCTTTTCACGCAATGCTATTTCACGTTCTCTAAGATCAAGTTCTCTATTTTTATCAGCCAATTCTTTAGTCTGTTGTGTAATAATACCAAGTTGTTGTTCAATTTTATTAGCGGCTTGATGCATAGCATCTGTAAGCTGTGGATTTGGAGCATCGCCAGTGATATTAGGTGGAATAAGTCTGCGCCACCTTCTAGCAAGCTCTTGAGCTTCAGGGAAATCAGCAACTTTCCAAAGAAGATCACCACCAACATTCATAAATTCTTTATTTTGTGCTGCAATTTGAGTAAGAGCATTAAATGCTTCTTGCCGTCTAGTTGCAAAGCTTGGTCCTGTATCGGATACTACAGCATATTGACCAACATTAGGATTAAAAATAATATCAATCGGCTGATCAGGTATTTGAGGTTGATTAGGATCAGGTAATTGTTTAGTCATAGCTTGATCATGATTAGGATCAATTGTTAAATTAATAATTGATCCATCCTTAGCTTCAATCTTCATTAAATCAATCAATTGTTTTCCAGTGTATCGAATACCAATACCTTGACCATCTAAGAAGTGATAAGTAGCTCTATCACCTTGACGTTGCCTTTGATTAATAGCAACACCAGATTTAGCATTTTCATTTTCTCCCATCTGTGCCTGATATTGACCAGACACCATCATCATTTCTTCTTGTGCAATTTTCATCTGTTGCACATAAGCAGGAGAAGCTTTTGGAGCTTCCATCCTAGAAGGAGGTTGTAACGGCCTTCCTTCATCATCATAAGCATTAAATGGAAGCCAAGCAGGATTATTTATATTTGCGTTTTTATAATATTCTTCATAACCTTCAATCGCATCACCAGAAGCGGTAATAGGAGATTTAGTCTGTAAAGCTCCAAATTCTACGTTCGCGCTAGAGTTATGAGTAGCAATCATGCTTTCGCTAACTAAAAATAAATGCGATAAACTATCTACAGTAATACATTTTACTGGAACAGAATGTACTTCTGTTACAGATTTAATAACATGATATTTGGTTCTACGCTCATGAGTAAGTCTAGGTTTACTGTGATTAATAGCCTTTCTTTTTAATTTAAAAATAGGAACTTCAGGATTTGCAGTAAATCTAATTCTACTAAAAGGCTGAATATCACTAGTAATTCCATTCGGAAAAGTAGTTCTTTTAGCTTCAAACCATTGAATAAATGTTCTAATCCCTAATGATCTAATTAATTCAGCAGTTCCACTTATGACACTTTTATCTGAATTATTGAATACACATTTTCCATTTATAGAAGAATGCCCATCTGTATCCATTAAACCTTGTAATAGAGCAAATCTTTGTTCTATTGATGATCTTAGATAAATATTAGGAATGTGTTTATTACCAAAAAGACCTAAATTTCTCAAACCTTCTCTTAATCCATGAATAGTTAAGCTAGCGCAATTTGAATTTTTACTAATATCTGGATTGCCAGCGCGATACCCACAACTATTAATATTTTCTATAACTTCATCTAAATCTTCAAGGCAAGTAGAAATTCTGTTATTTACTGTTACACCATCACCAAGCCATAGCCCTAATATATATGGGTGTACTGGTAAATCAATTTCAGGCATATTTAATGATTGTGTAGACCAAATTCTATGAGAAGAATTAAGTTCTTTAGTAGTTAATTTTAAAGTTTCATTAAAATGATTCCCATATTTATCTTTTTGTGATCTTTTTTCATCTACTATCCAAGGGTGATTTTCATCAGCTATAATATGTGAGCCATCAGTAAATTCAACTCTATAGCATTTATGTTGCAGAAATATAGGACTTTCACCTACAACTTTAACAGGTTCACCACATTCATTAAATACATAATCGCCAGATTTTAATTCTCCCATCGTAGACCAACCACTAGGAGTTGGTACTAAAGTATTCAATGCTAAAGGGTTGACGTTATAGATGCGCTGTGGGTCTAATAATGCTCTGGTATGGCCTTTACGATCTAATTGACCGTCTATAATTGTTTCTAAGCCCACAATACGAACAATTGGGATATATTTTCCAAGCCAAGGCTTTTTAGAAATTATTTTATTACCAGCAATTTTAAACCATTCAACATTATTTAAAGTAACTTCTCTTTCGCGATAGGTTCTTTCCTCAACAGGTTTATCTTTTTCGTGTTTCTTAATTGCTTCAAACCAAGCAATTCCTTCAGGATTTTCTTTCTTTAATTTTGAATAATATCCGTCAATTTCTTCTTTAGTTTCTGGTAAAATAAACCAAATCCATTTATCCTTTTTGTTACTCTTTCTAAAATATTCAGCTACTCTAACATGATCCCTAGTGTACCATCCATCAGAAGTATTACCTAAAACACCACTGCCGCCAACATCTTTAAAATCAGGATAATCAGCTTCATATAAATCTTTTGGAATATCATTGAATATAAAACCAAAGCGAGCATCAGAACCGTCTGTTTCAGTTATATTAGGATCAAGCCTAACTGATCTAGGATGTTTAATTCCCTTAATATAAATTTCCTGATCAAATCCCTTAGCAGGATCAACCCAATCTGTAATAATACGCCAATAACCTATACCACCAATAACTTGAAACTCTGATGCTTTATCGTAAATATTTTCAGCACTTGAGATATATTCAATATGCCTACAAATCTCCTCAAATATTTGAGCAGCATCAAATGAAGCTTCATCACCAACAGGACGAATGTTTACTCCCGGCTTATTCTGCTTACCATCATTGATGATTTGCAGATTATGCTGCATTGTTTTATTGATAGTGAGGCACGGTCTATCTTGATCTAATCTATCTCCAATAACCCAATTATCCCATTGAAACATATTAACGCTATCGCCATTAGCGAATTTATAATCATATTCAAAGTTTGCCCATGCCTGACTTTCCCAATCTTCACAAGCACGAAAACGCTTTTGCGCTTCCTCTACTATCTTTTCATCTTCTGTGAACCAATCGTTAAGATCAGGCATTTAATTTTTCTTCTATTAATTTAATTAAGATTTGCTTTTCATCATTATCAATAAATAAATTATCACGAGTACCTTTATCAAACTTTAATTCATTTAATTCTTTAAGCATCATTTCTAAATGATATTTATAATCTCGTTCTCGCATTATAAACTTCCCATCCAATTATTAGCATTACCTTGCCTAACTCGCTCTTTAATTTGATCACGCTTATTTGGTTTCTTTTCATCTGCTTCTGACTTAATACTAAGTCCCATCGTTTGCAGAGCGTCACTACCATGTGACCAAGGCGTGTCATGCTCAGGCTCTTTACTAAATACTCCTGTTTCTTCATCTACTTTGTAGGCATAGCGTGAGAGACATTGCCAACCATTTGAAGTATTTTCTTCATCGAAATTCAGCAAAGGAAATAGACTTCTAACAGCATTAATACCTAAAGCTTTCTTAGCTGGCCTGTCAATAATTCTTATTGTGGCGTTTGGAAAAGCCTTTCTCAACTGCTTTTCAGGAGTAATATTAGAAACTGTTTCAGCAGAACCATCATGCGGCAAATTATGAACACTATAATTATAACCAAGATCATTTAAAACTTTAACGTAAAATGGTATCTTTTTTAATCTATCTTCATAGTAATTGATAACATTAAATTCTACACCAGCACGTTGAACAAACCAAATAGCAGTTTTATCAGAATGTCCTAAATCCCAAAATGTTAAAACAGGCTTATTAGGATCATAAGGAATATGTCCGCGTCTGCCTTCCTTAATTACCTGTTGTAATTCTTCAGCATAAATAGCACCTTCTAAAACTTGCTTAGTATTTCCTTCCCACACTTGAAGATATTTATCTTCACTTGCATTTCGCATAACCTCCATTTCCATTCTAAGATCAGGAGGAAACCATTTGTTATCCCAATAGTTAATTTTAGTTACAATTGCATATCTAACTTGATTACCTTTAGCATCAGTAACAAATTCAGGAGCATATTTAATTCTATTTAAAACAAATCGCTTATAAACTTCATCATCTTCTAAATCAGGATTAAACGAAAGCCAGATTTCAGGGCCATTACCAAAAGGACCGCCTTTATCTTCTTCTAAGTCTGATCTACCGCGAATTGTGGGGAAAAGCTTATCAAGTGTATTTGCTGAAGTTTTATCTGCTTCCTCTATCCAACAAATATCAATTCTACCCATAGATTTAATTTTACTAATATTATATCGTAAACCCATAAAGATAAAACGACTACTAGTAGAACGGCAAACGATTTGTTTTTTTAAAATTAAAAAATCGCTTTCTAATCCCATTTCCTCTATATTAGCTTCAATAGTTGCTTTAACACTCTCATCAATTGAATTTTGAAACTCGCGCCCACATAAAATACGAAGCTTTCTAGTGCGAGATAAAAGTATTAAAGCTCTGCAATAATTCTCGCTTTTGCCCCCGCCTCTACCACCGAACGCAATTTTAAGTCGCGCGCTTTCAAAAAGTAGGAAACTTAAACGTTCTGGAAATTCTAAAACTGGATCAGACATTTAGTATCCAGTTCTAGTTTATATTTATTTTCAAAATATTTTTTATGACCAATTCTTAAACTTTCTTGTATTCCTCGCTTTTTAGCTGCTTCAGACATTCTTTGTTTAGTTTGCTCAGAATGTTTAAATCCTTTCTTACCAGCAATCATTTTTGCTATATGTTCTGGTGTTTGTTTTTTTCCTAATTTACTTTGAGAACGTCTTTTTTTAGTTTTTTCTGATCTGTTAAAATTAGCTCTCATTTTAGCTCTGGTTATATCATTATGTTTATGACCTAAAACACTACCTACTTTAGCTATATTATATTCAGGCTGTAATCTATCAATCCACCATTGTTCACGTTCAATTAATTTTTCTTTTTCACAATATTCTAAAATAACAAATATAAAATGAAAAGGCCAATTCTTATTCCAAGAATTTTGAAGTTTTTGATTTTTATGTTCATTTCTTTTTAAAGTATTAAAATGCAATCTATGGCGAATTTTAAAATTAATTGCACTACCAATATAGTGCTTCTCATTAATAGTATTTATAATAGCATAAATACCGCTTTTTTCAGGAAATTCAAGTTGATTATTATTTTGTAATTGCATATTATAAAATCACTGGAATTGTTGGTAAAGTACAAGCTGATACAGCATTTCCTCCTGTAGTCACAGAAGCAGCATCTTGTGGTGATACAGCCGCCTTCCATGCAGCTAGCGAATTAAACGTGCTGCCATCTTTGACCCAATGCGTCGTGGCCGACAACTCGTAAATATTGTTGTTTCCGGTGAAGGTATTGCCGCCAACGAACATGTTGTAGTTATAAAATTCAGAATTAGCAGAACCTAAATTACTTCCATTTACATTTAAAGTAATTGCTGCTCCAATTTGAAAAGCTATTGCGAATGGATACGCACCTGATAAAGGTGTATTAAGATAAAGCAGACTATTAGTAATATTGTAAGTTAATCCAGTACTTGCGTTATTAAAAATCAGCCCATTTTGATTGTGGCTGCTACAAATCTTTGCGCCGACTAATGTTAGGGTTATATTATTGGCGATTGCGACAACCGGCGTATTGTTATTTAGATCGCTGACATATTGATCGTTCGTCACCGTCATGTTGATGCCGGGCGAAATATAGTTTTGAAGCTGACTGGCAAAATTACCGTTGGTGGAGATGCTGCTGACGTTCGAGAACGCGATCCCGCTGAGATTGGCGCTGTTCTTTGCAATTAGCCAATTGGAATTGAAAGTAACGGCACCACAATTGCCGCTCCCGGTGTGCTGAAGCGCCGCTGTCGGATTAGCGCCAGCGAGGGTCTGATCTTGCTGGAAAAAGCTTCCAATTACCGAGAGCGGCTTGCCGCTGCCAATGTTATCGAAGAACACCAGCAGATTACCAACGGTCGTCGAGTAATAGCCATTAACAAAATATGATCCCGTTACCGTAGAGCCACAAGGCGCAAACGCATTGTGCTTACCGCCATCGCGCGCCAGTACATTGGTAAAGGTAGCCGCCGCACCATCACCTTGAACTTGAAGCGAACCGAGATCGTCTGCGCTTTTGCGCGTCTCAATACCGGTGACAATGGGGTTATTGCCTTGAATGTAGAGCCCGGTTGGACGGTTCGAAAACTCGTAAACATAGCCATTTGTAATCAAATTAAGTGCAGCAGGGTCACAACCATGTATAAAAATTTGACCAGTAGCAGGTAATGTACCGTCTGGTGTCATTCCTGAAATCGTATAACTACAAGGTGTGCTATCAACAGTAGCATTATTAGCAACAAAATTTAAAAAAGAACCTGTTGCATTATCTCCCGGTCCACCAGTTTCAAATACATTAATCCATGCTGCTGTGCTACCAGCAGCAAATGTAATACTTGTAGTTTGATAAACATTTGTCAAACCACCAGTTTTAGTAAAATTTGTATTTAAATATTGATCAGAACCATCTAAAATTGGGCGAGAATAACAATTACCATAACAACCGACTGTTACATTATTTGCTATAATTCTTAATTCTTGACGCCAATATGATCCGCCCGCAAGTCCTATACTCTGCCCATTCGTGATCGCAGAGAGGGATGTTATATCTTTGAGAGGGGAGGATTTAGACGTACCACTATTAGCATTATTACCATTGATGCTATCAACATAAAAAGTAAACTGTTGAGTAGAGGCAAGCGGAAGCCATGCCGCGATTGCAAAGCTGGACCATAGCCAAAGAATGATAATGGAAAATGCACGTTTCATAATTTAACGGCTATTGTATTCTGTAATTAGCACACATCCATTACCACCCTGACCACCAGCCGATCCGGAAGCAGTACCGACCGTTGAGGCCCCGCCACCACCCGCCCCACAGATGCCACCAGCATTACCAGTGACCGTTGAGGCCGCTCCCTGTACGGCAACCGCAGCACCACCCCATGGTCCTTCGGCACCTTTTCCGGCAGCAGTCGGGGCGGTCGTAATTGAAGCGCCCTCGCCACCTGATCCTGCATTACCGTTAACCTTGAAATCGCCAGTGCCACCTGAAGCCAAGCCGCCAGCACCGCCAGCGCCATCAGCGTTCACGGCAGCGCCACTTCCACCAGAACCGCCCTTGGCTACGCAAAGAGCGCCAAGCGATGTATCATTACCGGCAGTAGCATTACCGCCTGCCGTTGCGCCGGCATTTGCCGCCGCTGTATTGGTTGTCGCTTGTGAAGCACCGATCTGCGCAGCCGTGAGACGCACGCGCACATAGCTTCCAGCACCGCCACCACCACCAGAAGATACGCCAGTAGCGCTCGATGTTGAGCCTCCCCCGCCGCCACCCTGTCCAACGCACTCAACAATTGCATAGAGCAAATTGGCATTCGGGGTATAGGTGCCGTTAGCGCTGGTTGTGAAGTATTGAGTAGTAACACTACCGAAAATCGTTGCAGCACCACCATAAACACCTTGCGCAAGAGCAGAGCTTGATAAAATTAGTGCAATCGCTAAACTTGCTAGAAACTTTTTCACGTCACTTCACCATCCCGTGGATGAACCCAACCGTGGACAATGTTAATGTTGCACATGCGGTTGAACTAATAGTCGCTGTAATACCAGTTGAATAAATAGCAGGAGGACCAACACTATAATTTATACCACCAATTGATCCAGCACCAATTGGAACACATTCAACCATATTACTAGCTGCATTACCTGCTGTAGTAGCTCCATTAGACGGTGCTGAAGTAGCATTAAATACCATCAGCCAACAAGCAGCAGTACAATTTGCATAAACCGAATAAAGATTACCAGCAGCGTTCTTAAGAACAAGACTAGATACAGCAGAACCGCCAACAACAGGGGTTATGCCTGAAGCTGAATTAGATGTAGGAGTGGTAATTATAGGTAATGCTGCGGTATCAGCGGCAGGTCCAAGTTGATCACTTGCGATAACTGTAGGAACAGAATTAGCTTTTG